GCAAAACAGGGCAAATAGGTGAAATATATAGCATACAAAACCTATTAATAGCTTTACCGCTAGCTGAAGACGTTTATAAATGCTCTAAAAAAATAACAGAGCAACGATGGAATGTTTTAGATTATCCAGCTGAATTAAAAAGAATCAACACGGTATATGATTGGAATCAAAAGCCTGTAGCATTTAAAGAAAAGTACTATGACTATATTAACAAAGAGTTCGTTAGGCGTGAAGAAGGTTATTGGTACTATAACAAAGGTGTTCCTACTTATATTACTGGTTCTCACTACATGTACTTGCAGTGGACTAAAATTGATGTGGGGCACGCAGACTTTAGAGAATCAAACAGATTATTCTATATATTCTGGGAGGCTTGCAAGGCAGATCCAAGATGCTACGGACTGTGCTACCTTAAGAATAGACGCTCAGGCTTCTCTTTCATGGCTTCATCGGACACCGTTAACCAGGCAACAATATCACGAGATGCAAGGTTTGGTATCCTTAGTAAATCAGGAGCTGATGCGAAAAAGATGTTTACCGATAAGGTGGTACCCATCTCAATCAACTATCCTTTCTTTTTCAAACCAATACAGGACGGAATGGAACGCCCCAAGACGGAGCTATCGTATAAAGTCCCGTCGAAGAGACTCACTCGTAACTCCATTAAGGAGACAACCGAGGATCTCCAGGCCGGTCTCGATACCACGATCGACTGGAAGAACACGGGCGACAATTCATACGACGGAGAGAAACTTAAACTCCTCGTCCACGACGAATCAGGCAAATGGGAGAGGCCGGACAACATCCTCAACAACTGGCGTGTCACGAAGACAACGCTAAGATTAGGTAGAAGAATCGTCGGTAAATGTATGATGGGTTCTACTTCAAACGCATTAGATAAAGGTGGAGAAAACTTTAAAAAGCTATACGAAGCTTCGGATGTCAACAAAAGAAACCGCAACGGTCAGACTAGCTCAGGACTATATAGTATGTTCGTACCTATGGAATGGAATTACGAAGGATACATCGATTCTTATGGATTACCTGTATTCGACACTCCAAAAAAACCAATCAAAGGTATCGACGGTGAAGACATCGACATCGGTGTAATATCACATTGGGAAAATGAAGTTGATGGCTTAAAAGATGATCAAGATAGTTTAAATGAATATTATCGTCAGTTTCCAAGAACAGAGAAACACGCTTTTAGAGACGAAGCTAAAGAATCTTTGTTTAATTTGACTAAAATATATGAGCAAATAGATTATAATGAAGATCTTCGTAACACAAACGTAGTTACTCAGGGTAATTTTCAGTGGGAAGGTGGGATTAAAGATACTAGAGTAATGTTTATGCCAAGTAAAAATGGCAGATTTTTTGTTAGTTGGGTTCCTCCAATTGGATTACAGAATAGATACAATATAAAAAATAATATAAAATACCCAGGAAATGAACACTGTGGAGCGTTTGGATGTGATAGTTATGATATATCTGGTACTGTTGACGGTAAAGGTTCTAAAGGAGCTTTACACGGATTAACTAAGTTTTCAATGGAAGACGTACCGCCTAATTTGTTCTTTTTAGAATACATATCTAGACCACAGACTGCCGACATATTCTTTGAAGATGTTCTTATGGCTTTAGTATTTTATGGTATGCCTATATTGGCAGAGAATAACAAACCTAGACTTTTATATTATATGAAAAGAAGAGGTTACAGAGGTTATTCTATGAATAGACCCGACAAAGTTATGCATAAATTATCAGTAACAGAAAGAGAAATAGGTGGAATACCTAACTCAAGTGAAGACATAAAGCAAGCTCACGCCGCTGCTATTGAAGATTATATAGAAAACCATGTTGGTCTTGGACAAGACGGATATGGAAATACATATTTTCAAAGAACATTAGAAGACTGGGCTAAGTTTAATATAAACAATAGAACAAAACACGATGCATCTATTAGTTCTGGTTTGGCTATAATGGCATGTAATAAACATAGATACACACCTGTTGCGAAAAGAGTAATATCTCAAGTATCATTAGGTTTTAGAAAATATAACAATACAGGTGAAAATTCAAAAATAATATAATAAATGGTCTATACTAATAATAACAGCATCTTTCCAGATCAGGTGGTACCTGAAGAAGAAAAGAAATCATTTGAATATGGTTTAGCTGTTGGAAACGCTATTGAACAAGAGTGGTTTAGAAACAACAGTGGACAGAATAGGTTTTCCTATAATTTCCAGAACTTTAATAGACTAAGATTATACGCTAGAGGTGAACAGCCTGTGCAAAAATATAAAGATGAATTATCAAATAATGGTGATTTATCTTATTTGAATTTAGACTGGAAACCAATACCTGTTTTATCTAAGTTTGTAGACATAGTTGTTAATGGTATGACTGAAAAAGGATATGAATTAAATTCATTTGCTTCTGATCCTTTTGCGCTAAAACAACGTACTGACTTCGCTTCTAATGCTTTACGTGATATAAAAAACAAAGCAGCAATTGACCAATTGTCTCAAGCTACAGGTCAAAACTTCTATGCGTCTACGGATCCAGACAATCTGCCAAGAGATCAAAACGAATTAGATTTATTTATGCAGCTTAATTATAAGCAAAGCATTGAAATAGCTGAAGAGGAAGTTATAAACAACGTTCTTGATTCTAACAAGTTTGACGAAACAAAGAAAAGACTTGCATACGATTTAACTGTATTAGGCATATCAGCTGTAAAAACTAGTTTTAATCTATCTGAAGGAGTTACTATTGATTACGTAAATCCAGCTAATTTAGTTTATTCAGCTACTGACGATCCTAATTTTGAAGATATATATTATGTTGGTGAAATAAAAAGCATAACATTACCTGAAATTAAAAAGTTATTTCCAAATCTAACTGACGAGGAATTAGAAAGAATACAGAAATATCCAGGTCGCCAAAATTACGCTCAAAGCGACTGGCAAGTTAATAGCGATGTTAATCAACATCAAGTATTATTTTTTGAATATAAGACATATCAAGATCAAGTATTTAAGATAAAACAAACAGAGCAAGGATTAGAAAAAACTTTAGAAAAGCAAGATACTTTTAATCCACCACCTAGTGATAACTTTGAAAGAGCCTCAAGATCTATAGAGGTTTTATACACAGGAGCAAAAATATTAGGCATGGGTGATACTATGCTTGAATGGAAGATGTCTGAAAACATGACACGACCTTACGGCGACACTACAAGGGTTAACATGAATTATGTTATTTCGGCTCCTAGAATGTATCAGGGGCGGATAGAATCTATAGTTAGCAGAACAACTGGTTTTGCTGATATGATTCAGTTAACTCACCTTAAACTACAACAAGTATTAGCTAGATTAGTTCCAGACGGAGTTTATGTAGATGTTGATGGTCTGGCAGAAGTTGATTTAGGTAATGGAACAAACTACAATCCAGCAGAAGCATTAAACATGTATTTCCAGACTGGTACTATAGTTGGTAGATCGCTTACTCAAGATGGTGAAATGAATCGAGGTAAAGTACCTATTCAAGAACTTCAAAGTTCTTCAGGTATATCTAAGATACAGGCTATGATACAAACGTATCAATATTATCTTCAAATGATTCGCGATGTAACCGGACTAAACGAAGCTAGAGATGGAAGTTCACCTGATAAAAACGCATTAGTTGGTTTACAAAAATTAGCAGCAGCAAACTCTAACACAGCAACAAGACATATATTACAGTCTTTAATGTATTTAACGGTAAGAGCTTGTGAAAATGTAAGTCTAAGAGTTAGTGATATGTTACAATTTCCATTAACTAAAGCTTCATTATTAAATAGTATAAACGCATTCAACGTAGCTACACTTAAAGAAATAGACTCTTTATCAATACATGAGTTTGGTATATTCTTAGATTTAGAACCAGATGAAGAAGATAAAGCTCAATTAGAAAAAAGTATACAAATTGCTTTACAAGCTGGAGGAATAAAACTAGCAGACGCTATAGATATTAGAGAAATACAAAACATTAAGTTAGCTAATACACTTCTTAAATTTAGACAGTCTGAAAACGAAGCCGCTGAAAGAGCTGCTCAAATGGAGAATATTCAAGCTCAAGCTCAAGCTAACAGTGAGGCTGCGGAAAAAGCAGCAGCAGCTGAAGTACAAAAACAACAAGCATTAGCTCAAACAACTGTTCAAATAGAGCAAGCTAAATCTCAGTTTGAAATACAACGTA